TTTGATAGGATACCCATCCCCTGTGTCTCGGAAAAATCTTCGATTGTCTGTCTGTTTGTAACTAGCACTTGTTGTGTTGTCTAAAAACAAATTAACTACAGCACTGTTTATTCTAAAATTAGCTTCATCAATTGCAGTAATACCGCCAAAGAAGCTTCTAATCCCATCCTCGGTTGTCAAGTTATTTGACCACCAAGCATACAACTCGGCCATTGTCCAGTCTGATCCAATGATGAGGTCTACTTCATTGTTTGGATAGTCTGCCTGAAACTTAGTTACAGTTGTACCGTCAACGCCTAGAGCAGTGTACACATCATCGTCTACCTGAGAGACAAGAACACTAAATCCATTGCTAGTGTCAATGACATCACCAACCCATTCCTTTTTTCCTAACTTGGTAAGGTAAACCCGAACAGTGTCTCCATCATTGTACCCTGTTCCCTCTTGATAAGACGATGTGTATGATGTTCCAGATACCACAGTGTTTACTGTTTCAGTGCTCGTAGTTACATTGTAAATACGTATCCGAGAACCTGCTGAGATGTTTGTGATGCTTATGGGCTGCTGGTTAATGGTTCCATTAGCATCAGTAAAAGTTCCAACTATCTCTGCACCATTAGATAAGATAATAGACCCAATAGTCGTTAAGTCACCAGTATAAGTAGAAGCTTTTATAGTGATGCGCTGATTAATAAAGTTAAAAGCTTCTGACTCCCATTGCCAATCACTATCTAAAGCTCTGTCAATAGTGAGATTAGTGCTGTCAGTTATAGAAGCTATAACCCTGCTTACCCCATTAGCTTTAATTCTTTGACCAACTTTCAATTCTGTTGTAAATAAAGTTCCAGATCCTGTTATAGAAGTCCCCGAGATGGTTATTGTTCCAGTTCCAAGAAATTCTGATTCACTATAAGAGAAGGCTGTTCCTGCAGTCGCATCAATATTTAGGTCAATAATACCTAAATCTATTAAGTCACCAGTTTTTATGACGTAAGGAGACAGGGTTTTAGAGTATGAGCTATCTATTGAATTAATAAATTCAGAAATTGCCCTGTCATAAAATTTATCTGTGTTCTCTAGCTCAGTATACGCATCAACAGTGGCTTCTGTAGATTCTGTGATTCCCGTATCATTTGGGAGAGATGATGAGAATATATTATTGGAAAGTTGGGCATCTGGAGTGTAGTTATTTATAGTAGTTATTGACTTTCCATATAATGCAACAATACCATCAAAAGGTTTTCTTATATCCTCTGGAGCAAAATAGTCTGACCCTTTGAAACCGTAACACGTGACATCTGTAACATCTCCAGATGAAAATGCTGAGGATAGTGTTATTGATGTATCACTATTTATACTTGATATGTTAGCGACCTCAGGATTTCCCCCAACTTTAATGACTAACCTATCGGCATCTCCAACAACATAAGAAAGATCTGTTAAGAATTTAGTGCCTGTGCCAGTTACTGTTGTTCCTGAGCTAGTTATTGTACCTCTACAAGTATTTCCATATTGAGTAGCTTGTCTTATAGAAGTAAGAAGATCTAAAGATAATTCTCCATTTACATCTGTAGTGCCATAATAAATTTCATCAGCAACATAATCCGTATTGTATTGAGCTACATCGTGCTTAGTTGAAGGTTCAGGCTCTCTACGTCCGTTGTTTGTATCTCTTATATAGATTTTTACACCCTGTAAGTCGTCTCCAGATGAATCACTCACCCTGAAATCAACATCTCCCCCAATAAATCCAGTGTATTCTCTATTGTTACCCATGTTCTGGCTAAGTACATTAAGCGAATCTCTCTGAGGAGTGTTCTTTACCTTTACAGTTGCTTGCCTAAATGAATTAAGGATAAAAACCAAGTCCCTATTATAGCTAATCTCAAAGAACTGTACTCCACTAAACACTTGATTCGCATCATTAGGTATGTATATGCCTCGACTCCCCCCAGCCCTAATAAAACCATCAAAATCAACCGTACCACCGAATGTCGGCCTGAAATTAGCATGAAGTGCAGCCATATAACAATCTGTAAAACTTGTGGTTCCAAAGAAATCAACAATTGTGTTGGCTGCCTTATCTGCTGTTGATCCCGCACCACCACTATCAAAATAAAAATAGCTTCTTATACATTCTACTGTACTGCCTGATTCAAAATCACTATCCTCCTTACCCATAAAATAGGCATCATACATGGAGAATTTACCTCCACTTTTAACAGTTAAATCTGTAGACGAATTAACGGCAAGTGCTTGATGTGGAAATATAACAATTCCACTAGGCCATCCTTTTGATAAAGTTGCCCCCCAATTACTCGATGTATCTATATATTCTCCAACCCTTATCTCCCCTCCAGAATTAACAGCAACATAATCAAACGGATTGGAAACATTAACTGATGACCCATCAACAATTTCACTATTAGCTCCGAACACTAATTTTGCATCTTGCCTAGATGAAGACATACCTAAATTTGCACCACCAATTTGCAGTAGCCCGTTTATTTCAAACCTACATGGCTCAACTATGTTGATACACGTTTTCTCAGTGTCCATTTCTACTGAAGATGCTCCGAATGTTGTCACACAGAAGTCAGCTAAACTTTTAGCAGTTTCTGTTGTAGCAGTATCTACACTGACAATGTTGTCTGTTGAATTATAGGTAAAGCTCATGAATAACTCCTTGTAAGTGAATATATGCCACAACGATAAGTGTAGTTGTCGTTAATTTAGCACCATCAATAATGTTGATTAACACATTATTGCTGTAGCCTCCGCTAATTGCTGAGTAGGTTGAGTCTGTTGATATAGTAGCCATTAGGTATAAGCTCTTGTGCTATTCGTTATTTGGTTAGATGCGTTGTATGTCCAAGTTTTTGTTAAGGTTTTACTATTTATTTCATCCGTAAGAACTGAATTAGTTAAATAATCACTCGTATATGTTAATACCTTAGTAAACAATTTAGTTGCTTTGCTTACAGATTCCCACGTATCAATCTGTGTTACATAACCAGATGCGTTATAAGTTCTTTCGGTGTAATAATTATTTTGTGCCTTTAAGAACTCGTCATTTATATCATCTCTGACATTGCCAGAACTATCTGTAATAGATCCATTAACTTGTAAATTAACATCTAGTATTGTTGGATCACCAAAAATTAAACCATCAAACCGCAAACCCTTTACAGGAATCCAAGTCTTGTTTCTGTAGACTGCAAAAATATCTGTAGAATTTAATCTCTCAGTTATGTTTTGTAGTCTAATACTGCTAATCTTACTCATAATGGTGGACTTGCTTTATACGTATGACTACCAGGTAATTCAGATTCAAAACCCCATTTATGAGCTAAGTAACCTTCGAACTCTTCTCTAACTGATAATGCTTTCTGTGTTTTAACTGCAATAAATTCGCATATAACAAGGGAATCATTATTAGCAGACCCCATATATAAACTAGGTGTAGATGATGCAACTCCAGTACTGGATGTAGTTGTAACAACACCTGACTGATTACCGTTTAACAACAGATTTAAATTATTTAAACTAGATCCATATGCAGTAGCTAATTGTATTGATCCCATGTTTGGCTGATTGATCCTTACAAAATCGCTAGTTGATGTGTTGTGATGCAATCTAACATTAGTCGGATTGGTGTCATTAGCTATTCCTAGTTGATGTGCTTTATTTGTCGAGGAACCAAACTCAAATATTACACCATTCATTGAAGCACCTCCGCTTCTAAATACAGCAAAGTAAGTATAGCCATTAGACATAATTGTCTGAAAGTATGGATTTGCTTCTGTGTATTGCCAACCTGCTACTGACCCAGCATTAATCTGACTAGCTTTAAGTCCATTGACAGATGTTATTGTATTAACGTATGAATTGTTAAATCTAGTTAAGTTGTTATTATTACCACTAGCATCTCTCCAAGACGTTCCTGTAAGTCCATAGTTACCTTCATACCACAACTCTATGTCATCTAAGTATTTATCGACATACTCAGGTGGTTTTTTGTCTTGTCCTCCTTGAATCGCTACTAATGTATTAATGCTCATTTTACGTTACTAATTGCTGCACCATAAAGATTGCCATTGCCAGGATTCATAAAACTAAAAATTGCACTATTGTTTAAGCTAACATTAGCCAAGCTCGGCTTAATTCCATCAGCCCATTTAAAGTTGCTTGTAAAGTTAAGTAATGCAGATGCGTTTGTTTTCTTAACGTGCAAGTTATAACTACCTGCCGATAAATTACTTATGCCTAGACTAACTGTTCCAGCTATTGAAATAGTTGCGTTATGACCAGCATTCCTATCCCATGCAACCGTTGCACCCTCAGTTAATGTTTGTGTAGTTGTTTCTGGTAATGCTAACGATTTAATCTGATTTAGGATGTGTCCAACTGTTGCAAGGTTGCTATCGTTGTCTACTGTTGTGTCAGTAGATTTTAACACTCCTAGACCATCTGACAGAGTTTTAGTTGCTGCTGTCCATTGTGGCACATTGTTAAGTGTGTTTGATGCAGGTCCAATCACATCACCTGTTCCACTTGCCGATATATCAGTTGCTATAGGATTGCCCGAAGAATCAAACGCTAAAACTTTATTACTTCTATTAGCATTGCTAGGTATTTCGCTAACAGTTGTAGCAGGTTCGGATAAGGGATATTTTAAAACTAATGATCCAGAAGTTGCAGATATACCTACATCCAACTGCTGTATCATTTGTGTGTTTTTGTCTATCATATCCTCAACAGTTTGAGAATTAAATGTTCCTGTAAGAACTAAATCACTTGTCTGTGTTAATGGAACTTGTCTGTATATTGTTAATATGTGACCTGTAGGTGGTGCTACACTTGCAGTAAAAGTTCCTCCAGAATCGTTGCCAGCACCAGATAATGTATAGTTAGTGTCTAATACTAATGTTGTTACAGTTCCAGCAGTGTCATCCAGTTCTGCTACAATGTGAGAATTTTCAATAAATTTAAAATTAATGGCAAAAACTGTGGAAGAATTATTGCCTGTATATTGAACTCTTGATGTTGTTGTTGTTATTGCCATAATCTTAACAGTTATTTATTAATCGTTATTTTTCAATGTATTATTCAGTTCCTTTATTAATCCTAAATAGTAATTCTTCGTAAGTCATAGACTCATTATCACCAGTTGGAGAACCCCAGTTATAATCTTGCCCAAACTCTCTTTCTAAAAAAGCTTGTTTGTTTTTTAATGTATCTGAATTAAGTTGATCTAATAAAGGATGAATAACTAATGCTTTTTTTAATTGTGACCAACCTGCTATATTTCCTGTCCAAGAATCAGCTAACTTAACAAATTTTGTTCCAGACTTTGTAAAATCATTATCAGATAAATCCTTCATAAATTGAGAACTAACGCTTGCAACATCACTTAACAGACCAACTGTAGGACCACCTAAATTAGCTCTAAGATCTCCATCCATTCCATATGATGAATAATCTCGATTAATTATATCCGCAAAAAAAGACAGACCTCCAGACCTAGCTACAGCTTCTGTAAAAATTCTACGATCATTCCAAGGTTTTACGCTTTTACCTTCAATAACTTGTTTAATTTGATCAGCTATTAATGAAATCATAGCAGCTTGAGCTGCCATAGCAGCTATATTAAATGTTCCTTTAAGAGGTCCATGTATAGCATAATTAGGTTTTATCACCTTTTGATACATTGCTATAGGAAAAGATTTAAATTGCATTAACAATTTAACAGCCATATTACCCCAGGTTCCTTCTTTAAGACCTAATGTAGTTATTCTTTGCTCTTTAATACCTGGAGTTAATACCCCATTATCCATTTCATCTTTAATAAAAGCAGCATATTTGTTAGATAATTTATTTCTTTCTGTATTTATTCTAGTAGATGTAGGATTTTTAATTCCTTTTTTTACTAAGTATTTCTTAACTTCTTGATCGCTTAATTTTCCGATTTCATCCCATGTAAGAACTGAATTATTAGATTTACCTCTTTGATGTGAAAACTTACCGTTTTTTTGAATTACTTCAGTTGCAGCATTTCTCATAATATCCCACATATCATCATCTATACCAAATGATTCTAATTTAAATACTAATGATTTAGCTGATTCTTTTGCTTTTAAATCTGCCAATGAATATTGACTAGCAAAACCCATTCTTTTGACTGCACCTATTTGAAACATCTCTCTGCCAGTTCTATTATGCCAGTTCATTCCGTTTACAGTAAACATAAAGTGATTGAATTTACTCATAGCTGTAGACATATCCATATCTTCAGGACTAAATCTACCAACTAAACTTCCTTGAAAAGCATCAAGCATAGCTAAGTTTTGCTCTAGTAAAAACTTATCCTTTAAATGTTTTTGCTTAAATAGTATTTTTAAAAGATTACCTTCTTTAAAACCTTCTCTTACATCTAAACTTTTTAATGCTCCGTTGACATAAGCAGCATCAGAAGCAGAAGTAAATAACAAGTTACCCATTTTTGTAGCAGCAGTAAAAGCTTTGACCCATTGCAATACTTTAACACCACTAGAAACATCTTTAACTCTATGTGATCCAGCATTAAGTCTAAGAGAAATAGGTGTAGTATCTTGAGATTTTCTAACTTGTTTTTGTAGTCTTTTATTTGCAGGTGTTGCAGTGTTACCAATGTAATCTAAAATCTTTAATAAATTAGTTTCAGCACTTGGTCCAGCAGCTTCACGCATAGCCATCTTTGTAGCTATTTGATCTATACTATTATTAATTCCGCTAAATGTATCTTCTACACCAAATCTTTGTTGAAAGTCAAAAGCAGTTGCACCATCGTAAAAATGAAAAGTTCTAGGTTCAATAGCTGTATTAGCTGATTGTCGAACTTTAGTTAATCCTTCATAATCAGCAAGCTTTCCATCATATAAACCTTGAATCCAATCTCTTACATATTTTTTAGATTCATCTGTTCCTCTTTTTAATTTATTGCCATTAGCATCAATTATCTTATGCCACATAACAGTCTTATCAAATTCTTTATACATCTTATGAGCTATAAAATTTAAGTTTTCTGATATAAGCTCAGTCCTAAATTTTTTTGGATTCCAACGCTCTACTTTAATATCAAAAATTTTTGACATTTTATTTAAATTCCAACTTTGCGGAGATACAAATTCTTCTAGCTCACCTACTACAAGACCCATATCTCTAGCTTTGCCTAAAATATTTTTAAATACAGATTGCAAGGCTACATCCATATCCTCACCTAGTTTAGTATGTTTAGATGGATTTTTTAATTGTATTCCTTTATTTTTATTTCTTCTGTTGTAGGATGCAATAAATGTATCTTTCCATACATCTTTATGATTAAATCCATTACCTCCAGCTTGCTTTAATTTATTATTAAGATCAGTAATAGCTTCTAATTTATATATATGCTTAGATGCAGGTATTTGTCTTTCAACAAGATTATCAAATGCAATCATTTTAGTTTCTTCAGGCATAGCATCAAACTTATTTGCCAATCTTTCTAAAGCTATAGCATTTTCTGCTCTATTTAATTTCTTTAAAGCCTTACCTGCTTTATCCGTATCAATACCAGCAGTTAGTAATGTATTGTTAATTTCAGAGGTAAAGTTTTCTTGATCTTCAATATCATTAGGACTCTGCTTATGGAGTTTATTTTTTTCTTTAGCATTTTTGCCCTTCATGTTTGTAGGACCAACAGATTTAGTAAATGCTTTAGTATTAGCAGATTCTTCTGGTGTGAGATTAGATCTTCTAAACCTAAGATCGCTTAAACCCATATCATATAAATCTTCATAAGCATCATCAATATCTTGATCGTCTACTATACTATCTTTATTTCTCGAATACTCTTTATTCTGTAGTTTTGCAGTTGATTTAGCTTCAATTTCCCTATGTGCCAACATAGGTTTGACTTCTCTTTGTGCTAAGTCTCTTAAAAACTTTTTATAGTTAGTCTTTTTTTCTTTAGAATCTTGTCTTTCTTTTTGCTTTTTAATTTTATACAAAGACTTACTATCATCTATTCTTCGCTGTTCAGCTATATCAGACTTCATCCATTCTTCTAGTTTTTCTAATGGAGATTTACTAGACTCAATAGATTTTAATTCTTTTATATATTCTTGATAATCAAGTTCTTCTTGTTTTGCATCTAATTCTCTTTGTTTAATTTTTTTGCTATATTCAGATTTAGATAGTTTTATCCTTTGCTGTTCAGCTTCAGCAGACTTCATCCATTTTTGAAGTTTTTCTATAGGACTTTCAAATTCTTTTATAAGTTCTTTATTAATAGACTCTTGAATAATTTTAAAATTATCTGATTTTCTTTTTAGTTCTTCTTGTTTTTTTATAGAAAAATAAGCTTCTTCAACTGTATAATCATCAATCTTTGCACTAGATCCTAACCTGTTTACAAGTCTAAGTTTAGACGCATCTTTTAAAGACCTATACATTAATTCCTGTAAGACTACATTATCTACAGCTTTACTACCACTTGTAGATTTACCCATTAATTGCCTAGTTTTTTCATACAGGTATTTAGCATAAGCTGGTGGGGTTATTCCGTCCTCATATCCATAGGCTAATACTTCCTCTGAAGCTTCTAAATCATCCTTAATGCCAAATCTTTTTTTCATAGAATTGACCTCAGAATTATGGTTTTTTACCATATATTTAGACAAATTAACAAGATCCTCATCATCCATAATACCACGCATACCTTTATGTATGCCAATTTCATGAAGTATAGTTTTGCCCACTTCATCTTCATTAATATTTTTTGGATTGTAATAAACAGTATCAGTAGTTGGATCGTATGCTGCACCTTCACGCTCAAATACTTCTGTTAATTTTTTAGGAACTTTTGTATCTAAATCAGTATTTACACTTTTTACACCAGGAAAAAACTCTTGAACAGTATCTTTAAAAGCTTTGTCAATTCGTATATCATTTTCATATTTTAATTGTTCTTCATCTAATTTAGGTTCTTCTTTTTTTTCTTTTTTTAATTTAGGTGCTTCAGGTTTTTCTGGAGTATCATCAGTTTCAATTTTAATGCCTAATGATTCTATCTCTTGATCTGCATCTGATTGTCTACTAATAACCTGACTTATGTTATTATCAGTATCTATAGTTATACTTTCGTCAGTTTCTTTTGGTAATTCCTCATTAAGTTTATTGGAATTATGCGTTACTGTATTATTTATTTTTTGGTAAACTAACCTTTCAGCTTTAGCTCTTAATATTTTATTCTGAGATGGTGTAGGTATAATCCCTGCTTTATTAGCCATATCATCAACAATAGCGTCTATTGCATCTTTATATGTCTCTCTGATAAAATTCATATCTTCTGCTAGAATTTTAGCAGAACTTACTTCATCAGAGTTAATTAGCTTATTAATATAGCTGTTTTGTATAGTCTTAGCGTTTAACTCTACAGGCATATCTAAATCGCCAAGCTTTACTCTTAAACCAGACATAGCTAAACCCATACTCCCACCAAATGCTAAATTCATAGCAGTATCTTTTAACCCATACTGTTCATCATTATATCCTTTAACTAAATAATAAGGTATCTCTAATGGAACATTTTCAGCAGCACCATAAACTGTTCCTCTAGTCAAAGTTCTAGCTACTGGAGCCATGTTCCTTGTAACACCAAACAAGCTTCTACCTGTTGCAGTTATAGCACCTGCACCAATTGCCATGCTTAATTCGGCTGGATCAGTCATATAACCAATTCCACTGCCAATTACAGCAGCTAAAATATTGCTTCCATTTTGCAAGGATATTTCGCTAAAATACTTAGCATCTTCTTGTCTTATGTAGTTTTCATGCTCATGTCTAGCTAATGTTAAAGGAACTTCATCGGACCAAGGTTTTGCTTTAGGGAAATAAATATTAGCTTCATCTTTTGTAATAACTCTACCTCCTTCTTCTCCATCATCCTGATACATCCATTTTTTAAAAGCTCTAACAGAACTGTTAGTAATAGCGTCTTGCCAAGAACTTTTAGCAAAACCTTTTACTGAGTCACCAAAAGATAATTTTGGTTGAAACTCTTCTTTCCTAAAATCTTTGCCTTCGTTCGGTACTGATGAAAATAAGTTCATTTAGCGAGATCTTTGATAAAATTTAATCTATTCTTTTTAGATTCTAAGTGTGTTTCTTTGTTTCCTATAACTCCATATACATCTGTAAAATCTTCAACCTCTAATGTTTTAACCTCTAGTATATTATCAAGAGGCATATTCATTACTAACTCACCGTACCCGTTTTCTTTATCCTTAAAATATAAAGAAATTGCATTACCATTAGGATTAAATCTGTAATAAAAACTTTTATCATCAACCATATCAGATATAGCTTTCCTAGCTTTTTCTCTTTTAAATGGATTGCTAGAATTTACATCTGTATATTTGCCATCTTGCCTTGATGAAAATTTATCTATTTCATCCCATGAAATTACTTCTTGTATATTATAACTTAACAATTCAGACACAGTATCTAATGTTTCAGATATTTTAGTTTTGTCATTATCAGTTAGCTTTACAGTTTGACTGTTTAAATTTGAATAATAGGAATTAGGTATTGATATAAACGATGAAGAGTAACCTTGAACTTGTATTGTTGATTGATCAAAAGACATTGATAGTGCTGATTTAATATCTTTTGACTGTGAGTATAGCTTTAATGCTAATCTTTTTCTTTCTTCAAACAATACAGGATCATAGGCATTTCCACCTTCATCTGCAAAATCTTTAATAAAGTCAACTTCAATAAGGTTTTGTTGATCTTCATTTAAAGCATTCCATTTAATATTAGCATTATTAATAAAATCTGCAACATCCTCTTTTCTATTTAAGAATCCATCGGAAATAGCTAGCATCTCTGCTGCAACACTTTTATCTTTACCAAAATTTTTGCTTATTTGTTTACTAGCTGCATAAAGGTTTTCCTTACCAACTAATGTTTGCAAAAATCCTACAGTTTCTTTTCTTCTGACTGCCGAATCTGGCATATCATCTAAAAAGGTATTTGATACTGATGTTACTATGTTGTTAGGTAAAAAACTTTCAGTATGTGGTAAACTAGACTTATATTTATTAATTACGGTTTTATAATCATTTGCTATGTTTTTAAGTATATCGCCTTTATCTTCTAAACTAACATTTGGATTAAATAGTTTACTGGCATTAGAATTTAAATCGAAATAATCTATACCCATACTTTTAGACATATAAACTTGTAAAGTTCCTGGTGCATCTTTGTTTAATTCTTGTTGGATTCTTTTAATTGCTGAAGTACTTTCCCTTCCAGTTTTATCAAATGCAAATTTTTCTAAATCCTCTGGATGAAGATCACCTTCTAAAATTTTTCCCATGCCTTCATAAATAACACTATTATCTTCATTTTTAATAGCTTCATTTCTTGCAGATTTACGAACATTTAAAGCATCATCTACCCACCCTGGTATTTGTGAAGAATATTCTGGATATTCTTTTTTTAAAGAAAATACAATTTCAGCTCTATATGAGTCAATTTGTTCATCTGATATAAATAATGGTGCTTTTATCTTGTCATAAGCTAGATATTTTACAGTAGTTTCTTCTATGGAATCCTCTAACTTTAAAAGCTCTTTATGTCCAAATATTTGACCGAAAATTTGTAAATCTTCTTCTGAAAGATTTTCTCCTTGAAGTGCTGATTTATTAATTTCATTAAACTGATCTTTTAGTCTTATTTTATTTATTTCTTGAATTTTATTTTTTTTATTTTTTATTTTATTTTCTATAGCAGTAAATTCATTATAAGTTATATCACCATTTGTGTATGATTCTTTTAGTGGTTCTTGCATTTGATTCAATTTATCAATGGTGTTAGATTTATTTACCATTGATTTCAAAGAAGCGTCATGCAATTGATTGTTAGCTATTCTAAGCATTTCTTTTGCTTCTTCCTCGTTGTTTATAATTCCTGAGTTTAATAGCTCTGTAACATGTGCTCTTACCTTTGTTAAAGATGACTCTATTAAAGTTGGATCACCAGCAAGGTCTGATTTTATTTTTTCTAAATTATTACTATAAGCTAATAAGCCTGTTTTTGTAGCATTTTCATCTACTTTTTTTATAGCATTTATTTTTACATTAGTCGAAAGTTGTAAATACTCATTATTTAACTTTTGCTTTATTTGCTTGTCCTTAGAGCTTGTATACTTTTCTTCATTTTTTTCAAGAAAATCATTTGCCTGTATATCTTCATTTCCTGTATTGCTCTGATTTAGTTTTGCCGCAAACAAAGCAAAAGCTGAGTTTCTTTCTGCTCTAATTTTTTCTAATTCTGCTTGTTTTTGCTTTTGTTTTACGTGTCCATACAAGTTTATCGCATTGTTGATAACTTGACCCATAGCAGCAGTTCCAGCCGAATTATAAAAATCACTAGAATTAATATTTGTAGATTTTCTAAAAGGCTTAGTCATCATTCTCTGATTAGCCCTCATTTCAGGTGCTGCTGATGCACCTCCTACTTTTTTTGCTTCAAATGTTGGTAATTTACTCATGCAAACATCTCCGCTGCTCTCATAACAGTGTTAAGTGTGTTTGCAAATCCTTGCGTTTTAGCTGCTTGAGCACCTGCCTGTCCACCCATATGTGCTATTTTTGCTTGCCACCTTAAATCTTTAGCCTCTAAAGCAGAATTTCTTTTAGCTTCACTTCTAGCAAAATTTAAGTTCCAAGCTTTATTATCTTCTTCATATTTTTTTATTGATGCTATATCAAACAATCTATCTACTTCATATAAACCCCTATACAATTCTGCTTGCCTATTTAAATTATATTCAATTTCAGAATATCGCATAACATCTGTCATAGATCCTCCAGAAGCAACTCCGCTTGAAGACATAGCTACTCTTTGCGAACCTCTCTGCCTCATTCCTGACCTTAGTGTTATTGTGTCGTTATGCTTAGTAGCCCAATTTTGAAAAGCTATTTGTTTTTTTCGGCTTTTATCATTAAATTCAGATGTTATTTTTTGTGAATTTATATTATAGATATATGCCTTATCATTAATATCTTGTGCTCTCTCAACTTCTTCTGCATTCCATGTAAGTCTAGCAGCTTTTTCATCCCCTGCTTTTGCAGCAGCTTTAGCACTTTCAGAACCTGTAAAATAATCTTTAATAGATTTTAAGATACTAAACCTTAAATGTTCTTGATGTATTAAATATTTATTAATGTAGTATGTGATAGATTTCATTATAAATTACTCCTTACTTCAGTTGTTATAAATAAAACATTACAAGGGAACGGTTTATCCTGTCTTAGGTAAAAACCAGCTTCTGAGTTATAGTCCATGTTTAATAATATGTTTTTATCTCCTGTGTATAATGGTGGGGATATATCCATCCTATCTAATGACGATCTAAAAACAATATCGTCTAATTTATCTAATGATTGCCCAACTTGTAAACCTAAACTATTCCAGAACCTTGCAATTATTTTACTAATTCTCTTTGTAGATCCTTGAGAAGATCCAATATCTCCTTGCACATCAACAGGTAATGTTTTGCAACTAGCAGCATAGTTATACCCTATTTTAATCTTAGTTGCAGGTGCTTGTAATGTAACAGCACCATTTATTACAACTCGGTCTGGATGTGACCCATTGTTTGCAACTATAGAAACTGTTTCACCTTCCAAATGACTTAGACCTGATACAGTAGATATTGCACCACCGCTATAATCTAATCCGCAATCTACAAAAAACAGATTGTCTTTGTCTTGATCGTGATTAGCCCAATCGTCATCCTCTAAATACTCAATGTATTGTCTTGTTTGTCCGTTAATCGTTCTTTTGACTACTAGGTATGTAATATCTGTCTGTTCTAGTGCCGATGGAATAGTTGTAATTGCTTTGACTTGTGCAATGGTAACTTTAGCTAGTGACCCACTACCCCAGGTAGGACTAATATCTGTAGCCACAAAAGTGTTTCCTACTGTATTGCTACTAGCTCCAATTGTAGTAAAATCTGCACTACCAGCTATTGATTTAATCCTATATGTCTCACCTTCAATGACATATCCAGAATTTACAGTTTCAGACTCATAAGTTCCACCAATATCATGGTTGTGAAATGCAATAATATTCTGTTCCTTCAAATACGTCATGCCTACTAATCTGCCAGATTCCAAAACATACCAAATAATATTATCTGGTGCTTGTCTGTAAGATGTATATATTGCCCTAACTCCTTGTCTAAGAATATGATTTGCAATTACTGATATTTCTTTAGAATCATAAACATCATTGTCATAATTGTAACCCATCTCCATTATTTTACGTGTTGTCCTATCTGTGTAAATTAATGAGTTACTAATTAGATGTGGTTCGACAATACTGGAGCCATAACCGTTCTGCCTGATTACGTTAATATCGCTAGGTGTAATACTAGCTCCTGATGATCTAATTGCATACTGACCACCCTTAGTTCCAATGAAGAATTGCTGTGCTGATCGCATCCACTGAATAGAATTTGTTTCTTCACTAGCAATCTGAAACCTTAAACCATTATCATCTGATACAACTGCATCACTTGGATTATTCGGTTCAAAGTTTTCGTAATCATCTGTTTTACTTGCCCAAAAAGTATTTGGTTCTGTCGATGTTCCACCAAACCATAACCTATTTTGATGAAACGTAACTGTTCCAGAGTAACCTGTAGATTCTGACCATGCACCAAGTCTCCATAACTCTGTTGCTGAACTAGAACCTAAATTACTAGATAAAGATACGCTTATATTACTAGCATCTGTGAATGTTTTAATATACCCATACCCAGCCAATGGAGAAGATCCATCATGTGCTATTCTTATTACTCTGCCAACATCTGTAGATGAAAACAAACTAACAGAAGCAACTACGTTTATAACTCCAGTTGTTCCTGATGGGTTTAATGTTGCATCAGTTAAATTCTCAGCTTGATAAGGACCATCTAAGTTTGCTACTTCTTCGATAGTCCAAGAAATATTGTTAGTTCTGCTAACTTTTCTAGGTTGATGTGATTCACTAGCAATAAATAAAACATCGTTAGACTGTGCAAAACTTAATCCTTCTAAATCGTCCTCTGTGTATGGTGTATCAATAATTATATGTTTATTTGCTACACCACCAGATGTATATGCTGAAAATGCTGTGGAATTTATGTTATTCCCAAGCATATCAGTTAGTTCAAATGTATTTGTTGTTTTGTTGCTTACTTTATAGTCTTTATTATTTAGCTGAGACATTCCGACAACATTACTAATAGTAAGAACATCACCATTAACAAAACCATGAGCATTACTCGTAACAACCACAACGCTTGCCTGTGTTGCCCCTGTAATAGCGACATCATTATCTGTAACAAATCCTTCATTCTTTAATACTCTGATTTTTAGTGGAGAAAATTCTAATGTGTAAGATTGCTCATTATTATATACAAACTTTTGCAACCTTACTTTTTTAAGTTGATCTACAATCTCACCGATAAACTTAGTTCCTGGACGTTTACTAATGCCTCCTTGTTGACGTATAAGAAAATTATTCATTTCTTCAACACCATCTGCATACTGTTGTATATCAGTCCTACCTCTTAGTAATGGACTAATTTCTCCACTTGAGAAAGAGTTTTTAGTAACTTTTATTCTCATGTTGTAGGTTTAGGATAAGTAGTTGCGTAACCACCAATTAATCTAGCATTTAAAAAGTCTGTTGCCTCGAAACCTTGTCTGCGTCTTTGTCTGTTATTGGCAGAAATAGCTTTTTGCATTGTTCTTTCATACAACAGTTGCATCCTTTCTGACGTTTGATTGTCATTAGTAATTAAATAAGCAATGTCGTAAGCTAAACAAGCTGAGATAGCTTCGTTGACCAATGGGTCTAATAAATTAAAATCTTCTATGTTAGAAACATATATTATCTCTAACTCTGTTCCATCAAACAAAATCTTACCACCTTCTAAGCTATAAAAAGTGTCTTTGTTTTCTGGATCTACTGTTACCAATTTTAGACAATCTGTTGGTAACTGAAATTCGTTGCTAAATTTAAAAGCTGGAACTGTTGTTAATGCAGCTAATTTAGTTCTTTTAATGGAGCCATGAAAGTAGCTCGTGTTTAAGACTATCTCTTTACAATTATTTATACGCTCATTACATATACGAGCAGCCTTATTGTTTGTGTCAGTAATGCTAGTTATCAGGTCTTGACCTAATTTAACTAACGCTCCGTTTGCAATACTTGTCTTGCTTGCCATAATTTAAACCTACATAAAAAAAGGGAAGAGACAAATTTAATCTCTCCCCCTTTAACATTAATATGAGCTTTCTCGAAAGAAATTATTCTTCTGTATACTCAACAATAATTGAAACATCGCCAGCAGAATCACTTGATACTGTAGCTGTTTGTGTAATTGCAATACGCAAGTTAGTTGCTGGATCTTCTGGTAGACCTGCATCTTCCCAAACGTAATTGCTTACTTTGTTAATATCTCTTGCTTCAAACGCATAATCCGTAAAACCAGTAGCAGATTGGAAACCTGTTACTAATGTCGCATAAGCGTCTTCGTCAATTACTGCATCAGCAGAGTATGTTACAGCACCAGAAGTAGTGAATGTTTGTTTTGCATTATACAATCCAACATTAACAACACTGTCTGTGCCTCCATCTAAGTCATCATTAGCAATTTTGATAGATACGATTTTAGAATTACTTGGCACTTCAGCCAAATAAACCACATCTCCATCTGCATCAAAATCACCATCTGCGACTGCTGCTGTATCACGAAAAATACGTGATTTAGCATTAATAGTTCCTCGCTCTAAACGCTCTCTTGGTTCTGCGTCTAAAAGAGTTACGATTGCACCTTTTGTAGTAGCCATTTTTTATATCTCCTTATTTAGTTGGATCACATTTAATTTCTACAACCTTTTCCTCATACATACGCACTGCACCAGCAGACATTTCTGCCAAAATCTGGAAGTTGTGGAATTTATGAGGAATTGGATCAACCTTTGCAGAGATGTCAGAAGCAACTGCCATTTTAATAGCACTCTTTGGCATTACTACAACTCGACTGTTTCCGCTTGCATCCTTGCGAACTAACTCAGTTCTGCAAAATTCAAGACCCATAAAAGTATTGATTTCGCCATTAACTAAAGCTTTAACTGTGTTAAAATCAGCACTGGTAACTTCAGTAGTTCTCAGTAATGAATTTTCAGCAGCAGCATTAATAATACAAACTGGAGTCTCACCATCTTTAATAGCTTCAGCTTGACGAAGTTTTAAGATAGCTTGTCTAAGCTTTCCGATTGTAAGATTACTGTCCGTTGCCCCACCAGATTCAACAAAATTTACTGCAATTTGTTGTGATGCTGGAAAAGAAACAGATGTGCTTCCAGTTTTACCAGTGTAAGCAGTGCCTAAAGCAGCATCTAGGATGATTTCATCCATTTGTCTACCTAAAGCATATACAGCAGTAGTTACATACTCAGAAGTAGGATCAATAATCATTCTGAGTTTATCTTCTTTATCAATCATGTCTGCTGAGTAGAAGTCTTCGAAAGAAACTCTACGCCTGCTCTGTGGTGTGTCGCTATATTGCACATCACCATGACGTGATCCTTTTAGTTTCGCATTAACCGCACCTACACGATCAAAGTATTTGTATTCCGCACCCATTGGATCTTCAGTAACGTAAGAACGCAATCTTGATCCTTCTTGTTGGAATATTAGGTCTACGTTTGCACTGTATTGCTGTGCAAAAGCTGTAGTCACTTGATTTGACATTTTATATCCTGTTTTAAAATTAAAATTGGTTTGATGTCTGCTATCCTCGATTAACTCTAAGATAGCTACCCCAAAAACAGGACAATCTGACAATGAGCCTTCACATAGTGAGGACAAACTTAAATTAACATTTATTCATAACTATATATCTGTCAATAAAAAAGCCTCATCAAATTAATGACAAGGCTTATGGATTATAATTTATTTAGACAATTAACTAGCTGCAACTCTATGTAACTCAGTCCATTTTTCTAAAGCAAATTTATGACCTGGATCTGTTTTATTTGTTAATTGTGATGTAAAAACTGGATCAGACCTTAACTGATCTAATTCTGACTTAGCAGCAACTGGACTTGTCCATGAGCTAGATTGTAGCGTTCCCTTAAACTCTGTATCGTCCATTAATGATTTACCTGCATTCGCTAACAATTGAATTAGATTTGGATCGTTTCCGTATCTTTCTTGCACTTGTTCTGCAACATCATTAGGTAACAACTTGTTTAAAGCTGCATTACTAAGTTTTAAATTAGTCTCGAAATCATCACCCCATTCTTTTTGTAACACTTCTCTAGCGTTTGTTTCGTTAGCGATGAATTTCTCTTCGACACTTTGAGATAAGTTTGCTTCCCTCTCAGCAATACTCGTAAAAACTGCACTTGCTTGTTGTTGGCTGAGTCCAGCTTTATGAAACGATTCTGCAAGTTTGTTTTTATCACTATCCTCAAATTTAATATGCTCAGAATTATAACTTAGATCATAACCATCTATTGTTTCAGGTCTTCCTGTTTTATTGTAAAACTCATTCCAATCTGAATCTTGCCAGTTGTCCTGTGGTAAAGAAACTTTAGGTTTACCTAATACTTTCTCTAAGTTTACAACTTGTTTAGCAATATCATTAATGTTTTTAGCATTACTAATAGAAGGAGTTGATCTAAACTCTTCGCTTATATCGTTTAACCAATCTTTTTCAGCAGATGCAATTGTTGCACCCTCGTTCAGTAGATTAGTTTGCGGTTGTTCTGTTGTTGTTTCAGCTACTGTATCAGTCGGTGAAGACTGTGTAGCTACTGCTGATTCCATCGTTTGTTCTTCGCTCATGTCTTAATGTTTTGATTTTTGCTTCGGATCTACGCTCAAACTCACTGTCTGGTGTAGATATAAAATCCTTTATTTTAAGCAACGTATTCCGAACACCTTCATTTAAAGCAGTGCCTTGTGGATCTCCTTTTACGTATGTAGAAGTATTGTAATAACACAAACTTTCTAACATAGTCATTGCTAGTTTTCCGTTCCTACCTCGGAATATTTTTTTAAATGATTTCTTCTGTAACTCTATCTCTCTAATCTTTTGTACTTTGTCTTCTATTTCTTTGCTCATATGTTTTGTTCCATACTTCGAGCTTGAGCTAAGTCTTTAACAGCAGATGCTTCTAGTGGTGCATTGTTTACCGCCATTTGTCTGGCTTCATTTTCTGCTTTAGCTTGTCTCAACTCTTGTATTTCTTCTGGTGTTCTTGTGGTTTTAGTGGAAATGTCAGACCACTGTGCCATTGCGAGTGAAAGTGCATCGGTATCAATAACATCAATTACATTAGGATCTAATTGTGCTAGTAAAGATAACTCTTCTATATATCGTCTTGAATTTTGAGATTTGACTGAAAACTGTGCTTTTGCTGCTGGAGATGTGTATTTAATCTCTAAAGTTCCTAATTCTACATCAGGTTCAGCAAATTTACCTTGCTCTGCCATAAGATTATATGACCGTTGTATCAATGGACCGAACAACTCAACTTGCAATCTTCCAAGCATAGGAGACATCATTCTTAATTTCTCGTCTCTTTCGTCAGCTACTTCAAATGCTGTTTGACGTTCATTCTTTCTTTGACGCAATAACCAATCAACGTGAAAAGCTTCATTAATCTTCTTTTCTAACCTAGACATTGTGTAATCAACCCAATCAAGTCTACCACCAGTCTCAACAGGTCTAATTTGTGCTGAACCAGGTTCTTTCCATATAATAGATCCACTCCCTGTTGCAACATCTCCAATAATTGAATCATCTTCAATTTCTAAGCTTGGATTAATTTGTTGATCCCCTTTCATTAACACTTGTCGTTGGACTGCATTAATTACTCGTATATCATGTAAAGCTGTTCTTCCTGGACTTCTACCGTAAACTTCACCAGCTAATTTAGTCCATCTTGGAACATGATAAGGAAACTCGTCAAAGCCACCTTTACTTAAAATTCCACCATCTTTAGTTATACCATCGTCTAACTTCTTACAAAACCAAAAGCTTACAAACTCTTTTGACTCAGACAACTTCTGTCCTGTTTCGTCCTGTGATGGAAAAACAGAATGAGATATTGTAAGCTTATCATGCTGACGCATTGTTTTAAGCTTCTCATTGTTTCTGATTTTAGGAAACTTCTGTAGTATTTGCCTGACAGTCATTTCCATTTCTCTATACAAAGTATCAACCATTCCAAGATGATTTTCTCTTATATAGCAATGAGCTAGTGGTATTGTTCTAAATACTAACTGATCTCGTTTAATGTCAAACTCTTCGTATATAATAGACGTGCCTAATGCTCCAAGGTCTAAATAACATTCGTGCATTGATTGATTGAACCCAACATTAGGTTTGCTGAGTTCCCTAAATATAGTATCGCTAACAGACTCTAACCATTCTCTTACAGACTCGTCCTCCATTAAATTAGTGTCGCTAGTAGATAAACTAAACCAACGATCAGTAGGAGATGTGTTGTATGTATGTAGTCCAGATGCAAATTGCTCTAATGCCCATAAAGCAGTTCCATCATAAATCTCGTAATGCCTTGATTCACCACGAGTTAGGTTTCTTAAAAAGTCACTTGTGCCTGGACGTATATATCTAACAACATCTTGTAGGTCCTGATTCCATAAACCTCTATCACCTTTAAGTGTTTGGAGGTCTTTATGTAAATAGTCTATTAAGCGTTCTTCGTTCACGATGCACTACCTAGCAATGTTTTTTTAGTTGTTTCACCGTAACTAGGTTTCCCTTGTCTCATTTTACTTTCTTGCTGCTTACTTCTTGACCTACTTCTACTTGGATTTTGCCCTTTGCTTAGTAATGTAGATTGAAATCCTTTACGTCTTTTATCAGATTCCCTTACCTCATTTACCGAAGATGCACTTGCAACTGTAGGAGCAGGTGGTGCGGAAGGAGCAGAATAAGTAGGTCTAGGTGTAGGAGCAGGTGCAGGTGGTGGAGTATTAGATTTAAGAAAAGCATCCATACGTCCAGGCTCACCTTGTAATCGTGATCCACTTAAATATATATTATCAAATCTATTTGTAGCTCCAGCAGAATCGTTTATTGTAGTATTAATGTATTTATTATAATCTACAGTAAGACCTTTGCTTTTTGCATATTCTTCAATAACTTCTATAGCGTTACGATTTGTTTGACCAGTTCTTGCGTTACGTGTTGTTGCACCCGATAAATTATATGCTGTATCTCTATCCATAATAATTAACAGTTATTCACAAGTTATTTAAAGTCAATGTAGTAATTCATACACACTTTTCACTTTAGATTGTCTTTTCTTACCACCAGATTCATCTCTTACTCTACGAATACTTTGTGCTGCATACCTAAAAGCATCCGCTGCATCACTCGCCCAATCATGCACATCATGGTCTACAAATGTACCTGCCATGTCATCCCACTGCCTATGGTATGCCCTTAGACAATCTAATCCATGCTCACATTTCTTTTTGTCAAAATAGCTACGATACAGCAAAGCTCTAGCCCGATCTATACCTTCGTCTTTACTCTCTCTGACTAATGGAGTCATACGCAACCCAAGATCCCTAGCCATATCAATTCTAGTTGTAGTATGTCCAGCACCTGTATCTCTACGTTGCTTTAAATCGTGTGGAACGTAATGCCTATTATAGATGTATGGTTTTTCTTTTACCGCTTTAATAAAGAACGAGATGTCCTTATTCTTCTCCATAATAAAATCTATAAATCTAATCTCACTACCATACTGTTGATAAAACCAGATAGCTGTAAAATCATTTATACCGACATCCCATGCAGTGTTTACCTCTAAGTTACTTTCCCAAGGAATATCTTTTATATGGTTGTCTTTCTCTATCTTATTTAACACCTCACTATAATAACTACCCTCAATCGGTGCATCACTATCGCAATAATATTCTGACTGTATCTTCTCCTCAGTCATTCCGTTAAGACGTTCTCTACGCAACAACTCTTCTAAATCCCAACCTGTATCTGCTTTAGTGTCCTCAATAGTAAGTTTCTGTGTAAAGTAACCGTTACTTAAACCTTCACGTTCCCAAGCTTCGTATAATTTAATCGCATGATTCTTACCTCTAGGTGTAAAGATCATACAGCAACCACCACCATTCTCGTTTAACATCGGACTTAAATATTGCCAAGTGCTAGAACCCATTAATGGAAACTCAGACAATACAACAAAGACAGGTCCAGCACCGACTAATCCATCACTATCCGCACCAACCAATCTATAGATAGAACCGTTCTTAAACTTAATCATCTTCTGTGTTTCATACACATGATCTATTAACTCAGGAGGAAAATGGTCTAAATACTTTCTACCCTCTTTAGTCTGTCCTTCCCATATACCTTTGATCGCTTGTTCCCTACTAGGAAATATATGCCAGTAAACACCTGGACGTTCTACTATCTTAGATGCAATTAAATTAATACAAAACAAATCTTTACCTGCTCGTCTATGCCATTGAAACATACCAAACCGACCAGACTGATTAATGAAGTAATCCCAAGCAGGTAATTGATAACCCCTCGGATGCCAATTATATGGAACGGTAATATCCAAACTAAACCTTACCTCTCCAACCTAATACAAAATCACGAGTCATAAATTCTTCCATAATATCTTCCATCTCACCTAAATGCTTCTCGGCAACTTCCATAAACAAACCACCACCACCATTATTGTTAAAATACATCTGGATATTAAAGTTATCTATGATCTTCATTAAACCCTTATCCTTCTGTATATCATCAACCATAAAAACAGGACTCTGAACATCTCGCTTAATCCGATACTTAATCATCTATATGTAATCTCCAACCTTGCTTTTTATAACTCTCAATAACTTTACGCAACTTACGTATTTCACGATCTCTTTCAAATACCTTACCTAATACAACCGCCAGCTCAGTTTCCAAAAACCGAACCTTCTTTTTTAACTCAAACTTATCTCGTAATATATTAAACACTCTTAACAATTTCATCCTCTCCTACATCAATACTTACTCTATTAACCTTATCCATTAAACGATACATACCTGTATCATAACAAAATATCTCAAACTCTATATTACATAACTCAGGATCTAACACCCATACACGATCACCTATAGCATATTTCATATATCAATAACTTTACCATTGTCATCTAAAACATAATTCTTTCGGACAACATTAATAGTATATTCCTTGCTCTCTTTCTTCTCGATAGCTTTCTGTGATGGATGGACATACTTAATTAAATCAGAGTTTATCCTAATCAAATCTTTACCCTCTAATCCATACACATCAGGATTCTTAAACATATCCACCATATTCAAAACAGGATCAAAACCCATAGCATTTAACTTTTCTGCTACACTCTTAATAACCTCACCCTTCGTTAAATGACCACGACTACTTTCTTGTTTAGCTGGTCTGTTACTTAGCAAACTATCCACACTATGATCTAACCTAGGACTCTCAGTTGCCTTCTTAACTAAATTAACCTTCTTAGGCTTCTCTGGCTTTATAGGTTTAGGATTACTACCATCCTTCTTCTTACGTCCAGAACCTTCACGTCTACCTCCACTCTGCTTAACCTTAACACCTGCTAACTTAGCTAACTTATCTTCCAACTCCTTACTAGGACTAAACTCTTCGTATTCAGGCATACACAATTTCTTAACAAATTGTTATAATAGACTTACTCATATGAACTTATATGTAGGAGTTTTGATTAACTTTGTCAAATTGGTTTTGGTTTTGATTAGGTTTTTAAAATTGGTTTTGTGGGAGTTGGGGTGCGGTAGACAAGTTGCGAAAGTGCGATTCCCCCCCTACCCCCTGCTGTCCAGGTAATACAAACAAGAACAAAAAAACAGTTACGTAAACCATTGAGAATCAGTTTAAGGTAATGGAAATATACATTCTCATTACCTTGGATATTTACCTTGAATTAGTGGATTGCTGCATGGTTGTATCGACGTAATTAGATCCATGCGGGCGATGCTGTACATGAGCCATGATAACCCCCTCAAAACAACTCCAACCAAAACAAAGAACAACAAAGGTCTACCTATCTAATAGCAAACTAACTATGATTGATTCTAACAATCCCCCGATGTTTAAGGACCTTCAGGCAATTAGTTACACTGTTATATATAGTACCCCTGCAATCTAATTTAGTTTCGCAGATCTTGATTAGTTCGGTTTTAGTCATCTGTTTATGGCTTTTAATTATGCTGGCAATCTGTCTCATAATATCCCCCGTCAATTGTCTGTCTTGGCAATATACCCAGGTTATGACTATTGTATCTTGTTTGTTGATCTTGGTCTTAGGTCTAACCCCTAATTTAGCCAGAATCAAAGCCTTTTGCACCTCATTAAGCTTGTCGCTACCATTAACAGCAAACCAGCTCACAATGTTATCAGGACTTAAATTACTCGATCGTATCTTACTCATAATAAATAATTTAATACTGATTTAGTATAATACAAATAATAAAATATAAACAAACTTAAACCAATGTATTGACAATATGTATTATATAGGTAGTTTATCGTTATCTCGATTCATGAGATTTTTTAACCTAAAACCTATAAATATGATTTATCAAATACTAATTCATTTGCCCTGGACTTTGGTCCTTATATTTACCGTTGCATTAGCTATTAATGTAATGACCACTAAATAAACCTATAAAACCTATAAAACCTAAAAATATGAGTACAAAATACAATAACGAAACATTCTTAGAAATAATCGAGTTATACGCCATAGAAGTTGGATTAATTAGTTCTCAGGACGAACTATCCGAGCAATTCGATCAATATATTAATGATTGTTTTCCTAATTTTCCAGTTGATGACGAACCGGCTTTAAATGAAGCATTCAATAATTGGGCAGACTCATTATGCAAGGATGGAATCATTCACCCTGAGCAATATAATCAATATGATTATACAGGAATCCACCAATAAAACCTATAAAACACTAAAAATATGAAAACTAAAATCAAAGTAAATTATACAGCAAAAAAAAATACATACTTCTTTGGAACTCGAAAAAAAGATGAAGCTAAAATCTTTATATATATGTCACAATTTAATTGTGGCTGGTATTGGTCATTTGGTTATTTAGGCAATAATGATGAGCATTATCATTTAGATAATTATCAAAATGAACAAGTATTTCATAAAAAAGAAGATGGAAAGTATTTCCATGGAACCATTAAACGCAATAAATGCCTGTATGATTGTTTGTTGGAAGATTACAGTTTAAAGGATAACATAAAACAAAACTTATGGAAATTTTGCGAGCTTGCTTTGAGTATTTATAAAATAAAAGATTACTCAGAAATGCTACACATTGGTGGGGCGCATATGACAAATAACCCATGTTCAAAAATCATCAAAAATAATGAAGAATATATTAGAATTAATGAATTGGTGTTGCCTGCATTATTTAATGAATTTGAATTGCTATTAAGAGGATAAATTGAATTTGTGATATGAAAACAAAAATTAAATTCTACACTCAAAATAAAACCTTACAAATCCTATCTTTTAACCGATGGGATATAAACACCGC